GCACATCGTAAGATAATTCTTGAATAGCTCTCATTGCGTGAAATTGAACGTCAGTTCTATTAACTTTAGTAATCAATTTACTCTCTCCAACGTAACTAACCATAAAGGCATTTATTATATTATCCATAGTGGTGAACTGATAAGTACCAAAGTCACTACCCGTATAATATGCATTTTGCGTTTGGTTATCTAGTAATCCCATAATTAATCATTTTGTTCTCGTTTAATATTTGCTTGATCAGCCATAGCAACCTCAATAACTCCAGGTTTTTCTATTACTACCCCAGCTAATTGAAGTATTCTTGTAACGATATTTTCCTCTTCAGATCCATGTAACTCAAAGTTTATACTTAAGTTACTATTGTATAATGCCTTCTCATTAACAACCACGTAAGCCCACTTAGGTGTTCTTGGTCTTTTCCAAAAAGAAACAGCATAAGTTGTACTAGTGGTTGGTGTTGGATATAGTCTTAGTGCGCCATAAGGATTTTGTCTTACATAAACTTGTCTTTCTGTGGTTGCTTTTGTTAGTGGATTATTTTCTGAGTAAGCTAATTCTTTATCAGTTACTTCAACCACCTCTTTACTTCCATTTGTTACTGTATTTATCATGTGCATACCACCACCAACGTTCAACACCGGGTTGTTTGCCATCTGCAAGGTACTAAAAGTATCTTTAAAGGGGTGTAGTTTTTCTTGTATCATTTCTATTTCATCAAAACCAGTTCCCATTTGATTTTTAGGCTTGTGATAAGCTGTCTTTACATTGTGAAAGTAATTTTGATATATTTCCATTTGAGCTTTATCAGCTAACAAGTTAAACTCTTGAGGAGTTACATAACCCCTTTGTTCCTTGTTAGTTAAAGCTAAAACCTTCTGATATACCGTATCTATATTAACCATATTTATTTATTTTCTACCGGTGGATTATTTTTGTCATAAGGAAACATTCTGTTTAATGCTTCTTTTCGCTTATTACATCCACAATCCTTTTTACCCATAGCTTTAGCTGTCATTTGAGCAAATGATTTTATACCAGTAAGTGTTGTGAATTTTTCTATTGAATCGCCTAAGCCTTTTGATTTATTCATAATATAATATATTTTACTATATTATAGTTACATAATAACGAGAAAGGTTAGCACTTAAACAAAAATAGCCACCCAAAATGAGTGGCTATTTCTAGTCTTAAAATATCTACTTAAGTCTTTTCTCTATACTTGAGTAAACCTCCATACCCTCATCGGTTTTAAACCAATGCGCTAATGCTGTATATGGGTGCTCATCAAATGGAATTGTCATCAACTTTCTATCGTTAGATCCCCAGTGAAAAGTTCTTTGATCGTGAGATAGTTTTATGATATGAGCTTCAACTGCTCTAATACCAAAGTTTCTAAGTTGAACATTATCATCATCTACTAAATCTAAGAACAATTTAGGACTTTTCTTAGCAAATAGCAATAAATCCCTTTTAAGCTCCTTAGAACCCATTTTAGATACCTTAGATCCCATCTCAACTCTCATAATAGCTTCAGCCATATCAATATCCATAGAATAAGCCGCATTTAAAGCCTCTATTTCCATTTCTATGTGATCTATTTCATATTCAGCTATAATTTGAGGTTTTAATTCAAAGTATATCTTTTCTCTATGTGGGTGATATAAAGATAGTAGTTTCTGTAAAACTGTTTTTTCTTTCTTAACAACTAAAACCCCATTTCTAAAAATGATATGCTCTAGTCTTTGGTCGCCTTTCATTTCATCAACAAAACACGTTCTTTGGTTCTCACAGTATTTTAATTCTCTTTCGAATCCTCTTTCTTCGTCAAAATAGTATATGCCCGCAGCTCTTATCGATTTACTTAAAGGCCTTTTACCATCTCTCAAAATGTATGTTCTATCCTTTATTTCCCATGTGGGTTTTTTAGGTTCAAGTTTAACCTCTTTTTTTACCTTAGGAACTTCAACCACCGGTTCTTCCACAACAACCGTCTCTTTAACTATAGGTTCTTTAACCTTAGCTTCTTGTTTTTTCTTTGCCATAATAATATAATATAATAAAAATTAATAAATATGAAAAGGTCGGGAGATTAAGCCCGACCTGATCAAATATGCGTACTAGTTCAATAACATAAAGTTATTAGCACCTTGTACAACTAAACATCTTTCTGATAAGAAGTTCATAGTCATCGCATCCAAGTCAGAAGTTTTAGCTCCAACAGAACCTGTAACCCAGGTCTTGAACTTTCTACTTTCTAATTTAGAAGCTCTGTATCGAACGTGTAAGAAAGGTCGCTTAAGATTCTTTCCTAACGATTGATCGTAAACAGATGAAACTCCAGCAGGAATCATAATTCCTCTAATAGCTTCACCACCAGTAGCTGCTGCGTTGATACCACCTCTTGTAGCTAGATCATTTAAGTATTTCCAGTCAGATTTGTAGAAATCATAAGAACCTCTTCTAAATCCTGAGAAACCTAAATTTAATGCCATGTCTTCGTCGTTGTCGAATACTCCCCAAGAAGTACCTCCAGCTCCGTAAGAATTCATTGAAGCAAGCATGTCGTCTACCGCTAGAGCTGTTGCTCTATTAACAAACATCATGTTTTCTTCAATAGCGCCATTCTTGTCGAACTCAGCTAAGATAGCATCGAATTCAGCTAAATCAGTAGCAGCATTCACTCCCATTACTCCAGAAGACTGATGTCCTCTAGATTTAACAGCAGAGAATAAACCTTCAGTACCAGCTGTACCAACACCACCATCAGTTGGTAGTGCGATAGCAGATACTTCTGCAACTTTTTCTGATTCAATCATCGACATTTCACAGTAATCAGTAAATCTTGATCTTGTGTCACCTTCTGCTTTTAAATACCAGTAGTAACCATTTTGACCATCTTCACCTGAAACTTCAACCCAACCAATTTGAGCAACATCAGATCCTGAAACCTCGTATTGATCTCTTAATATAATTGGCTTGTTCGTGAAAGTTGTAAAAGAAGGCTTGTTAGATCTTCCACCTAAGTAAGACTCTCCATTTGCATTTTCAGAACCAAAAACTAAAATAGTGTTAGTGTCATCTGAATCACCCCAACCAGCATTTGATAATGCAGCATAACCGTAAGGTTGTACTGTAATAGTTTGGTTACCCGCTGCCGCAACACTAACTCTACCTGTAATAGTTTGTCCGTGTCCAGCGATTAATACTTGATCACCTACTCTTATACCGTGATCTGTTGTTTGAGCTACACCATCGATATTTTGTATGATATCAATTGTGTTTGCTGACGCATCATTCATCTCACACTTGTAAGATAGATGTAATCTACCTTGTTCTGACCAAATTACTTGATCAGCTGCCATGCTTTCCTCTGCTCCAACTTGAGATAAAAAACCTGATATAGTTCTCTTACCGAAAACTTCAGCTTCTTTAGCCATTAAGTCAGGCAAATATTGCTTGGCCCATCCATCGTTCTGGATGTCTAAATAATTCGCAGATGTGACAGCTTGTACTGCTGCCGCCCTACTCTGCGTTGCCGGTGTTATTGCCATAATTAATTTATTTTAAATGTTAATTTTTCTTTTTGTTACTTTTAATTTTAAATTGGAAATCTTCAGCGGTATCACCTAGTACCCTAATTTTCATACCACCAGCTTCATATTCGCTGTGAGTCTGTCTAGGGTTCATGTCAATATTTTTATCTTTAGCAATTTGATTTTTAACAGCATCAGCCTTACCTTGCTCATAAAAATGTTGAGCAATTTTATCAGCGTTCATAGCTGTAAATAAAGACTTATGATAACCCGCGGCATCTTCGATACCTGATTTATCTTTACTCGCAAATTTATTAACAAAATTATTAATATCACTTTGAGTTGATTTGACACTGTCCACATCTTTCACATTAAATCTAAATCTTTTGTCTCCAACTTGATAATCAAAACCTTTGAAATCGTCATTGAAAACTTTATTAGTTTTTTGCTCAAATGTTCTCTTACTTGCTTCGGATAGTTTACTCCGCTCTTTAGTCTCCCTGTTGTGTCTATTAAAGAAATCAATAGCTTTTTGTTGTTCTTCGGTCAACTTTGACCCAGCTTTAATATCTTCATAGTATTTAGACTTTTGCCTGTCTAAGTGGGCTTTAGCCTCGGCAACTTGCTCTTTGAGGGCTATTTTTTTCATTCGTATAGTTTTCTCATCGTCAATCTCTTCATTGTAGCCAAAAGAATCTTCTAATAAATATCCTCTTTCTTCTGGTGATAAATGAGATTTTGTGTTTCGATAATACTCATCTAATATCTCAGAGTCATCCATGTTTGAAACGTCTCTGTTTAAGTTTACATAGTCGTTTAAATCACCACCTGTTTCTTCCATAAACTCTGCAACTTTTTGGAGTTGCTCTGGTAATTCAATTCCTTCTTCTTTTGATTCAGCTATTATATCCTCTACTTCTTCTTTGTTTTCAACTAAATCTTCTACGGTAATTTCTTCTAGAACTGGAGTTTCCTCTACTGGTTCTTCAACTGCAGGTTCCTCAACTTTAGGTTCTTCGTTAACCACTGTTACTTTTTCTTCTTCTACAACTTCATTTCCAGGAGGTGGTTTAGATAAATCAACTTTATAAATACCGTCTGTATCTTCTGGTTCTATAGATGTATTAGCTTTTTGGTCGACAACTTGTTCTTCGACCTCTTCGTTTTTTTCTTTTTTTGCCATAATAAAATTTTATAAAATATTAAATATTAGAGACCGAATCTTTCCATGTTCGCTCCCCCTGTAATCATATCATTACCTGAGGATTCAAAGTTTTTATCGTTATCGCCCTCTTTTCTTTGCTCTATCATACCTCTTTGATGTTCAGCTTGTCTATCTATTCTACTATCCTTTCTCTGCTCTCTAGCTAATTCAAGTGCATTTGAGTTTTCTCTTTCCTTTTCTTTTAATTGTGAATTTAAATTGAATTCAAATTGCATTAAATCTTTTTTAACTTGAGCTTCTTGTTGAAGGAATTGTATTTTTAATTCACTTCTAGCTTGCTCTAGTTGCATCTCAGATTCTGTTTTTGCTTGGTTCTTTTGTACTTCCGCCGCGGCAGCTGCTTCTTGTTGTTGTGCATTTGCCTGAGCCTGTGCCTGCATGTTCTGTTGTTGCATCTGTTGATCTTTCTCTTGCTTCTTTTTTCGTTTTATTTTAAGAAGTTGATTTGCTAGTTTTATATTTCTAACTTCTCTAAGATCTATTGCATCATCTAAATCCAATGTTTTTTGAGCTATTGCAACCTGTATGTTGTTTTCTAACATTTGTTTTTCTTCTTCATCTGGTAACAACTCTATGAATATACCAAAATCGTATAAATGTAAATTTGTTAACTCACCTAATGTTGCTACGTTATGAGCACCAATGGCTCTTATAAACGCATCTCTTGTTGGTGAGTATTCTATTATGTCAGATATTCTTAAAGATAAACACTCAGCACCTCTAGCGGTTAAGAATAACATTGACTGTAATATGTGTCTTGTTGCTGTATTTGAATTTGCAGCCGCTAATTTCTGTACTCCAACTAAAGCATTTTTATCTGGGTTAGCAGCGTCTCTAGCCTCATTTAATCCGGTTACATCTCTTATCATTTGAAGATAATAATTGTAAGTTTGTATTAAACTTTGTATTTTATTACCACCAGCTCCATTTTGTATTTGTTGGATTGGTACTTTACCTGGATTCATGTCTCCTTCAGATGTAAAACTTCTACCAATAACACTACCAGTTTGAAAGAACATGTTTAGAGCTTCTTGTGGATTATAATTTGTTCCGTTACCTAAATCTATTTCAGCTAAACCATCAGCGTCTAAGTAAACACCATCAGGTACCATGCGAGCCATAACTTGTTGTAGCTTTAAGTGTGTTAATTGTATCATGTCGGCAAAACCAGTTATTCTACTAACGATAGATTCTATTCTACCTCTATACATTCTAGGCGCAACAATTTGATAATTCATTTTTACTCTAGTAAAATCAGAATCTGATCTCATCATATTAGAAGCCATTTCCCACTTCAATAATTTATCACAACCTAAAATATAGACCCCATCATATAGTACTTCTACAACTCTTTCTAATTTTGAAAACTCACCTTCTTTGTCTTTAGGTGGATTAAAAGTGTCATTTTTTTGTATAATCTTTTCTGAACCAGTTCCGGTCTTCTTTAATTTATAAACATCATTTGCGTGAGTTTTATAATTAAAATATAACACACGAACTTTATTGTCGTCATTATGCTTAGCGTATTGTAGTGGGTCGCCTGATCTTTTAACTATTTCTTCTATCTCCTGTTCTGTTAAGCTAGGAAACTCCTTAACTAATTCATTTATAGGTATTTCTTTAACTTCTCCAACATAATATATATCTTCAAAATAAGGTGATTCAGTATATGACCAAACCAAATTAACTGGGTCA